CATGGAACGATGAAACCAGCAGCTTTGACGCTCGGAAGTATTCTTATGAGCAAGTGTTTACGGGCGGCAGGTCAATCACATTTATTGAAAGCAACGCGGCAGGGCGAGTGATTAACCTCTGGCCTCTAAACCCCGAGACAGTAAAGATCGAGATGCGCGGTGGCCGGAAGGTTTACCGCTACAAAGAGCAGGGCAGAAAAGAAATTGTCTATGTCGCTGGCGAGATCATCGACATACCGTTCAGCCTTCGCCCCGACATGATGACCTCTCGCAGTCCCATTCTGACCAACGCTGACACTATCGGCCTCGGCATAGCAGCCACAAATTATGGCTCCAAGCTGTTCCAGAACGGCGGCGTCCCCCCTTTCATGATTACCGGAAACTTTGAATCAGGCGCTGCCCTGAAGCGCGCATCCGACGATCTTCAAAGCGCGATACGTAAGGCCTCAAAAGAAAACCGATTGGCCATCGCTTTACCCACAGGGCATGAAATAAAGAGCATCGGCATTGACCCAGAGAAGTCTCAACTGGTTGAGCTGAAGCGATTCCTGATTGAAGAGTACGCCAGAATCTATTCTCTGCCGCCGACGTTCTTGCAGGATTTGAGCAACGGCACGTTCAGCAACACAGAGCAGCAGGATCTCCATTTTGTTAAGCACACCATTAAGCGGTGGGTCGAGCAAACTGAACAGGAGATGAACCTGAAGCTGTTCGGTAAGTTGAACAATGAATTTTATGTCGAGTTCAATCTGGACGGACTGCTGCGAGGCGACTTCAAGACCCGCATGGAAGGGTACGCATCCGGCATCCAGAACGCCGTGCTGACGCCGAACGAAGCTCGCAGGCAAGAGAACCGCCCGGACATGGACGAGGGCAACAAGTTAATGATTCAGGGCGCCACGGTCCCGCTCGGCTCCCAGCCCATTACACCCCCGGCCACAGAAGGAACAAGCAATGAAGCATGAACTTAGAGCCGGCAAGCCGGTTGAAATTCGAATGGATGGCGAAGCAATCAAGGTGTCTGGTTATGCCGCCGTGTTCAACGAAGAGGCTGACATTGGCGGAATGTTCCGCGAAGTCATTGCCCCCGGCGCATTCCGTGACGCCATCGGCCGCGATGACGTTGTGTTCCTGGTTAATCACGATGGGCTACCGCTGGCCCGCACTCGATCTGGAACTTTGACACTTCGGGAAGACAGTCGCGGATTGTACATGGAAACCGAGCTGGACCCGGAAGACCCAGACGTTCGCTCCATTGTCCCAAAAATGAAGCGCGGCGATCTGGACAAAATGAGCTTTGCTTTTTATCCAGAAGTTCAGGAGTGGGACGACAGCGGGGAAACCCCTTTACGCACCATTCGCCAGGCGTCCTTGTCAGACGTTTCAATTGTCACGAACCCCGCTTATGACGGAACAGACATTGGCCTTCGCAGTCTGCAAGAGCACCGGCAGGCAACGCAAGAACCCGAACGCAAAGCCATGGCCACACGGTCGCGGCTTCACATGAAACTGGCCCTTGGGTCAGCAGCCAAGTAGCGGTTCCCGCTTCTGGTGCCCATCTTTGCCCTTGGGCAAGGCAATAAGACGACAGGAAATTAATATGTCTAAGCTAATCGAACTGCGGGAACGCATGGCTAAACTGGCCACGGACGCCCGCGCTGAGTTTGACAAGATCACCGACAAAACCACCGAAGCGGAAGCGAAAGAAATTGAAGTTCGCTTTGATGCCATTATGGCTGACCACGACAAAATCGGCGGGCAAGCAGAGCGCGAAGAAAAACTGGCATCTGCCGAAAGTCGCGCCAGTGCTGCCGATCCCCGCCGCCCGGCGCCTGACCACAAGGAGCAGCGAGCAGCCGCTGAAGACCACGAGAAAACTCCCGAGTACAAGGAAGTTTTCAGCAAGCAACTGCGTTTTGGCGCTGCAAGCTTGGACAGTGAAGAACGCACCGTTCTCATGTCAGGCCGCGCTAACTTGCCACAGGAAGCCCGCGCACAATCAACCGGCACCGATTCCGCTGGTGGCTACACCGTCCCTGAAGGATTTGCCGGCACCATTGATAAGGCGCTGGCAATGTGGGGTCCAATGTGGGATGGCGGTATTGTGCAGGAGCTGAATACCGCTACCGGCAACCCATTGCCGTATCCGACTGTTGACGACACGGCCAGTCGTGGACGCCTAAAGGCCGAAAACGCTGCGGTTGATGACGACGGCACCGATGACGTGGTGTTCGGTGAGAAGATGTTCAACGCATTCATCTACGACACCGGCATGGTAAAGGTGCCGCTGGAGCTGCTTCAGGATTCTGCGTTTAACATTGAAGCGCTGATGACAGAGCTATTCGGTGAGCGCCTTGGACGCACCGCAAACCAGATCCTCACTACTGGCACAGGGTCAGGCCAGCCGCACGGCATCGTCCCTGCGTCCAGCGTAGGGATCACAACTGCCGGAGCCACAGCCTTTACGGCTGATGAACTGGTTGATTTCTTTCACTCTGTTGATCCCGCATACCGCCAGTCCCCGCGCTGTCGCTGGATGTTCAACGACACCACACTGGCCGCTATTCGGAAGCTGAAGGACGGCGATGGCAACTACCTATGGCAGATGGGCGACGTTCGATCAGGCGAGCCTGACACCTTCCAGGGCAAGTCTTACAGCGTCAACCAGGCAATGGCAGATTCTGAGGCCAGCTCCAAGCCGATCATCTTCGGTGACATGTCAAAATTCTTGGTTCGCAAAGTTCGCGGCTTTGAAGTGATGACCCTGCGCGAGCGTTACGCCGAGAGGTTCCAGGTGGGCATGATTGGTTTCAAGCGCTTCGACTCCGAGTTGATTAATACCGGAGCCGTCAAGCACTTGATCCACGCTGCCAGCTAATCTGGCGGAAAGTCACAAAAGGCGCCCTACGGGGCGCCTGTTCATTTAAGGTTTCTGCCATGAAAGTTCAGCTAACGGTAAGCCGAGCTGGCGCCAGAACGGCCCACAGTGCAGGCGAAATTATAGAAGTTGGCGAGGATGAAGGCCGCCGAATGATTGCCGCATCTCAGGCGGTATCAGTCGCCACAAAGGAAACGGCCATCAAAAAAACCAGCACTCAAAAAGCTGTAAAGGAATAAACAATGAGCCTCGACCACCGCGATCAGATATTGCGACGCACAGTGAAGCCTGCGGTATTGCCGGTAACCCTGGCGCAAGCGAAAGCAGACCTGCGCGAAGATCGGGACATTGAAGACGCGCTAATTGAATCACTCATCATGGCTGCCACTGACTTTATGGAGGCGCCGAGTGGCGTCATTGGAAAGGCGTTCATCACCCAGACATGGAAACTTTCTATTCCTTGCGCCGACAGGCTCGGGTGCATAGAGCTACCTATAACCCCAGCGCAATCCATTGACTCAATAACTTATTTTGACGGCGAGGGTAATGAGCAGGCTGCGACTGTCTCGGATTTTAATTTTTACGGAGAGGAAGACTGGGCTTATCTCATGCCCAAAACGGGCAAGGCATGGCCAGCCCTAACGGATCAGCTTGACGCCATCACGATCACTTATAAGGCGGGCTTTGGAGACAGTGACAGCGACATACCTATGTCGATCAATCGAGCAATTCGGATGCTTGTGGTTCATTGGTTTGAAAACCGTGGCATAGCCATTGTAGGGACTTCCGTAAGTCAGCTTCCTATGGCGGTTCAATCGCTTGTTTCGATTAATAGAAAAGGCTGGGTGAAATGAAATTCCGACCCGGCGAACTGGATCAACGTATTGAGTTGCAAAAAGAGATCCGCACCCCTGACAACCAGGGCGGCTTCACCAAAGTCTGGGAAACCCAAACCGAAGTATGGGCGCACGTTCGCCCACTCCGCGGCACCGAGCGCCAGAACGGCGACCGCACCCAGGCTGAAGGCGGTTATCTGGTTGTCATACGCTACCGCAGCGACGTGAACGAAACCTGGCGCGTTAACTGGCTGGGAATGAATCGCGTTATGAATATCACATTCGCTCAAGACGGCGGCAAGCGCTCTGCTTATCTGCCCCTTGAGTGCAGCCGGGGAGTGGCTACCTGATGACTCAGCGTGACCGGCAGTTCGAAATCACCGGCATTGAAGAGTTCCGCAAGATGACAAAGGATCTCGCGCCGAAGCAGGCCCGCAACCTTGCCCGCGCAACGGTGCAGGGCGTGGCCACCGAAGTTGCAAAACAGATGCGCAAGAAAGCACCGAAAGACGACGGCACTCTGCGAAAGGCTATCAAGGCCAAGCGCCGGAAAATGCAGGGCGATGTGGCGATATCAGACGTGCGCATTGAGCACGGCAAGGGCTCGAAAAATAACGCCTTTTATTGGCACATGATCGAGTTCGGCACCCAACAGAACTCAGCGCAGCCATTCATTCAGCCCACCGTTGCCTCAGTAGAGCCTCAGCTACCGGCAATCTTCGCCCGCGAGTTTGGCAAAAAGCTGGAAAAGGCACTGGCACGAGAGGCTAAAAAGCAAGGAGCAAAGCGCAATGGCTGAAGGTATGGCGAACGCCGTTCAAATTGCTATTTATTCCGCGCTGTCTGGCAGCAATGATCTTGTGGCGCTGCTTGCGAGTCGCATCAATGCCGCAGGAATGCCGGCCATTTACGACGACGTGACACAAGCCGGCGACTCCGGCAACGATTCTGCATTCCCTTACATCGTCATCGGCGGTGATTCCGTCCTCGATATGTCCACCGATACATCATCTGGTGGCGATATTAGCGTGACAATCGATGTGTGGAGCCGGTACGACGGCAAGCGCGAAACCAAGCGCATACAAGCCGCAATCTATCAAGCGCTGCACAGGGCCACCCTGACAGTCCCTGACCATGAGTTTATCGGCTGCGACTTTGACCAGGAGCAACCGGTAACAATTGACCCTG